ATTAAGACTTGCATCTCCAGGTATTTCAGTTAGAGAGGTAGACCTCACAAGGGGAGGAGTGGATTTCACTCTGAATGTTGTTGGTGGTTTAGCTGCTCCCTTTGCAAAGGGACCTTGTAACGAGATCACCAGAGTCAACAATGAGAATGAATTAGTTGAAATATTTGGTAAACCAGGCGTGGGTACCACAGATTATCACTACGAAACGTGGTACGCAGCATCCAATTTCTTATCATACGGTGGTAAGTTAGATATCGTAAGATCTGTTGGAGGCGACCTGAACACAGCAAACGTTGCTGTTGGTTTAGCAAACACAACCCTATTACTTGAAGGGTTAGAGGATTATAACAATAATCAATCAGATGATACCAATTGGTATTTTGCTGGTAAAAACCCAGGTCACTGGGCAGAGAACATAAAGGTAGCGATCATTGATAACGCTGCTGACCAAATCATCACACCAACATACGAAGGTACTGATGATGTAACTGATCTTAGGATTGGGTTTGGTGTAGAACAGAATTTGACAGGAAACACAATTGGAGTCGGTACAATTACTGCTGCATCAGGTGTTTTGAAAGGTGTTGTCACAGGTTTCACAGCAACAACAGTTGATGTTAAGGTTGTTAGCACAGTCATAGGTGGTGTAGAAAAATTAGTTGACTACCAACCAAACACACAGTTTGAGTTCAAGACAGGTTCTGCAATTACTTTCAAAAATAATAGTGGATCTTCTGTATCTACAAGTTCAACAATCACATCTGCTGATTGGTACAACAGTCAAAACATACTAACAAGTGTGGCAGACGGTGGTTCTGATTTTGCTACAGTGACTTGGAGATCTGTACTCAACAAACCACAAAATAACAATTATGTATCAAAAAGAGATGGAGACAACGATGCTCTACACATTGTTGTTGTTGATGCTGGCGGTGGAGTCTCTGGAGATGTCGGATCAATTTTGGAGAAGTTTCCAAACTTATCCAAAGCAAAAGATGCAGTAGCATCTGGAAGCAAATCAATATTTTATAAAGATTTCTTAGCAGAAAATTCAGAGTTTATTTTCTCTGGGCAACATGTGACTGCAGCAGACGATTCACATCATGGCACACTCGTATTACCAGGTGGTTTGGGTGCTGCTTCAAGTGGATTCTCATCAATCACAGCTGCTGAAGGTGCATGGGGTCAAGACGCTAAGAACACTAAGTTCAGTTCAATAGGTAATCAAGGTTACTCACTCACAGGTGGACTAGATTACACAGGTGTGGGTATTTACAACCCACCACTAGGCGACTTGCTTACAGCGTATGAAAAGTTCTCCGATCCTATTGACAGTGACATCAGGTTCTTACTACAGGGTGGATGTTCTGGAACAAAAGAAGAAGAGCAAGCAAAGGCAAATAAACTTATTGCTTTAGCAGAGGGTAGAAAAGATTGTATTGCGGTGATTTCACCTAACAGAGACTCTGTGGTGAATGTCACAGACTCTTCAACACAACTATCCAATGTACTATCATTCTTTGGATCTCTTACATCATCGTCATATGCGGTGTTTGATTCTGGATTCCAATATGTGTATGATAGATTCAACAAGAAGTTCGTTTACATGCCTGCCTCTTCAGATGTAGCAGGTTGCATGGTAAGAACAGATAGGGATTTCTTCCCATGGTTCTCACCTGCAGGTACAACCAGAGGTAACTTGAATTTTGCAATCAAACTTGCATTCAATCCTGGTAAAGACGCTAGAGACCAGTTGTATTCTAACAGAATCAACCCAATCACATCTAAACCTGGCGATGGCATCGTACTATTCGGTGACAAGACTGCTCTTTCATTTGAAAGTGCATTTGATCGCATAAACGTGAGAAGATTATTCATCACAATAGAACAAGCAGTTGAAAATGCTGCAAAGTCAGTTCTATTTGAACTCAACGATGCAGGTACAAGATCAAACTTCATCAATATTGTTGAACCATTCCTAAGGGATGTTCAAGCGAAGAGAGGTATTCAAGACTTCCTCGTAATATGTGATGAATCAAACAACACACCAGATGTTATTGATCGCAATGAATTCCTTGCTGACATCTTTGTGAAACCAGCAAGATCAATCAACTTCATTGGTCTAACATTTGTTGCTACAAGAACTGGAGTTTCCTTCAGTGAAGTTGTAGGAACTGTGTAATAGGAGACCCACACAATTATGGCATTAAACAGAAACATTTTTTCGGTTCCCAATAACGAAAGATCAATTGATTCATTCAAGGCAAGACTTGTACAGGGTGGTGCTCGTCCTAATCTCTTTGAGGTTGAGATGGACTTTCCCTCAGGAGTTGGAATCTTTGATGATGAGATAGAAAACACGACTCATCGTATGATGATCAAGGGAGCACAGTTACCTGCATCAAACATACAGGAAGTCGTCGTGCCTTTTAGAGGTAGACAACTCAAGGTAGCAGGTGACAGAAGATTTGACCCATGGACAATCACAGTCATCAATGACGGTGATTTCAAACTCAGAGAAGCATTTGAGAGATGGGCAAACTTTATCATCAAAGTATCTGACGGTTCTGGTACAATCAACCCAACAGATTACTTTGCTAACTGGGTAGTAAACCAATTAGGAAGGGCAGACACCGACATAAATGTACGTGGTGATCAAAGCACTGCTAAACTTCCAGTATTGCGAAGATATAAGATGCATGGTTGTTGGCCTTCATTAGTAAGTCCAATAGAACTATCTTATGACACAGCAGATACAATTGAAGAGTTCCAAGTTACCCTCCAAGTCCAGTGGTGGGAAGCATACGATGGCAAAAACAACGATTCTGTGGTATAATACATAGAAGTATAAGGAAAATATTATGGCAAAACTCTTTGGGTTCTCAATTGAGGATCCCAATGATAAGAAGAAGAAAGGTGTAATCAGTCCAGTTCCTCCTAATAATGAGGACGGGGCTGATTATTTTCTATCGTCTGGATTCTACGGTCAGTACGTTGACATTGAAGGTGTTTTTCGTACAGAGTTTGACGTAATAAAAAGATACCGTGACATGGCATTGCACCCAGAGTGTGACACTGCTATCGAACACGTCGTAAATGAAGCGATTGTATCTGATAGTAATGATAGTCCAGTAGAGATAAACTTAGATAATCTAAACGTAAGTGATAATCTCAAGAAAGTAGTAAGAGATGAATTCAAAGGTGTCAAAGACTTACTGCAATTTGACAAAAAGGCACACGAAATTTTTAGAAACTGGTATACAGATGGTAGATTATACTATCACAAGGTTATAGACACAACAAAACCAGATGAAGGAATACAAGAAGTAAGATATATTGATTCTCTTAAACTCAAGTTTATGAGAGTAAAACCTACAAAGGAGAGAGGTCAAAAAGGAGCAGAAGGGATACCTGTTTTACCATACTCAGGTGAGTCAACGATTACTAAAGATACTAAGATAGAGGAATTCTACACTTACTACCCACAAGGTATGGCACAGAAGTATGGTTCTGTTGCAGGTAAGGGTATAAGAATAGCAAAAGATGCGATCACATACGTACACTCAGGTCTCGTAGATCGTAACAAGAAGATTACTCTCTCTTATCTTCACAAAGCAATCAAGGGTCTCAATCAGTTACGTATGATTGAGGACTCTCTCGTCATCTACAGATTGTCTAGAGCACCAGAACGTAGAATATTCTACATTGATGTTGGAAATCTACCTAAGGTCAAGGCAGAACAATATCTGCGTGATGTCATGAGTCGCTATCGCAACAAATTAGTATACGATGCTAATACAGGTGAGATCAAAGATGATAAGAAGTTCATGTCTATGCTAGAGGACTTCTGGTTACCACGTAGAGAAGGTGGAAGAGGAACAGAGATCTCTACACTACCAGGTGGACAGAACTTAGGTGAACTTACAGACATAGAATACTTCCAGAAGAAACTATATCGTTCATTGAACGTGCCAGAGTCACGTATTGGTGGTGAAGGTGGATTCAATCTAGGTAGATCATCCGAAATACTAAGAGACGAACTTATGTTCAGTAAGTTTGTAGGTAGATTGAGAAAGAGATTCAGTGGTTTATTCATTGACATGCTCAGAACACAATTAATTCTCAAGAACATTGTGACTCCTGATGACTTTGACAAGATGTCAGAGCACATACAATTTGATTATAAGTATGATAATCATTTTGCTGAACTAAAAGATCACGAGTTGATGACTGAGCGTCTCAATATCATGGTTGCCATTGAACCATACATCGGAACATACTATTCAAGAGACTATGTAAAACGTAAGGTTCTACGTCAGACAGATGAGGAGATAGAAGAGATGCAACAGGAGATGGAGGAAGAGAATGAAGCAGGTATAGGTGTGCCTCTTGAAACTCAGAATCAAATGATGCAAGGTGCGATAGATGCAGAGTCACAGAGACAGGGTAACCTAGGTAAAAATAAATCAGATCCCAACCTTGACAACAAGAAGAACGGTGGACGCACAGAGGCACCAGAAATAGACATCAAGAAAGCGAAGATATAAATATAACTAGCGTTTTATAATATTTGAATGGATTCTGCTGAATTTATCGACATGATCGCAAACGATGCTCCGTCTGCGGAAGTATCTGATGCTTTGAAACAAATGATGTTTGCAAAATCTGCTGAGTTTGTGGACTCTGCTGCACCTGAGGTTGCTAAAACTTTGTTTGGCGAACCTGAGGAAGGCGATCCCTTACCCGAAGTAGGTGATGGTTTGGAAGAACCAGAGGCAAACGCTGAACTTGAACAAGAACCTGAACAGGAAGAAGAATGAGTGCATCACAACCACTATCATTAGTAACAGATTATGGTGAACTTAGCAGTGCTAACGCAACGTCTGCTGTAACCTCTGCTCAGACAGTGAAGACTGGTGTGCTTTACGTTGTCTGTTCGGAAGCAAAGGCAGGTGGAAACATAGCAGTTTGCAATAGTGCAAACCAAGCAGGTGTTGGATCATTTCATGTAGCGAAAGGGGATTCATTCCTTTATCGTTATGGTCATCCAGCTAAAGCACCAGTTTCTGCAATCAGCAAAGCAGCAGCAGCAGTCATAACTGTTGATCATACAGATACAAAATTACAGGTAGGGGACTTCGTTACTCTCTCTGGGTCGTCTGTAGGAACATACAATAGCACGATTGCACATAAAGAGATTACAGCAATTCAAAGACCACAAAGAGTCAATGAGTTCAAAACAACTATCACAGTTGATGCTGACACATCATCTTTAGCAAATTTTGCTGGCACAGCAACAATATCTAAGTCTGTTATATTCAGACTAGCACCCGAAACATCATCGGGATGTACGTTACACTTACATGAGGTAGGAATAGGATGAAGTTAATTTCAGAAGAAATAGAATCAGTCGATATTCTTACAGAGGAAAAGGACGGAAAGAAAACTCTCTATATCCAAGGACCATTTTTACAGGCAGAGGTAGTGAACCGCAACAAACGTTGCTACCCTCTCTCTACTATGTGTAATGAGGTCAAGAGATACAATGAAGAGTTTGTATCCAGAGGACGTGCACTAGGAGAACTAGGACATCCAGACGGACCGCAAATAAATCTTGATCGTGTATCACATAAGATATGCTCTCTTACTCAAGAGGGTAATAATTTTGTGGGTAAGGCACAGATCTTGAGCACACCTATGGGTAAGATCGCTGAATCTCTCTTAGATTCTGGTGTAAAACTAGGTGTATCATCAAGAGGTATGGG